ACCACCAACGGATAGATTGAGTAGTCTGGAGTTAGCACCAGAAGCACTATTGGTTACATCAACATCAATACCATAGAATGTTGCACCAGCATTATTCCAAGTTGATCCAATGTTTAATGCGGTGTCTGCAGTACTTAACGATGGAGTTGTAATGTCAATAGCACCAGAGAATGAATCAACTACGAATCTGTCAGTTGAACCGTCAGTGATTTTAAATGTGTTAGTTCCTAGAGTAGCAGCACCGGCAATAATTACATCACCAGTTCCATTAGTATCTATTGAAAGATTACCATTACTATTTGTTGTGGAAATTTTATTTCCATTTAGAGTAATATTATCTACATTCCATTCATCAACTTTTTTAGCAGAGTCAACAATTGCTGCAGAGTTTGCAGTTATTGTTCCATGACCATGATCTAAAAGATCTGTAAAATATTTACCACCAATAATATCAATATTTGCCGCGGCACCACTTGTTTCAGTACCTCTACCTACAAATAGTTTACCGTAAGAAGTTACTGTCGCACTTTGTGCATCAACATAGGTACTAGCACCTTCACCATAGGCAAGTTCACCTTGACCAAGACTAGATGGTGTTGCTGTTGGAGTTGTACTAGATCGTTTGATCTTTAAAATAGTTGCCATTTCTTATTTACCTTGGGAATTAAAAGTTACCACAATTAATCTGTAATCCAGATTTTTCCAAAATATTTTCTGCAATCCAAGTTCCTGTTGCAGAGTCATATTGAAGAACAGCACCATCAGTAGCTGTTGTAGTATTCACATCATTTAAATTGGATAGATTGGTAGAACCACTACCAGCTTTTGATACTGTAATTACTTGTGGTACATTAGATACAGTTACTTGTGACCTTGGGGAAGAAGAAGAAACTGATACATTGGTGTTCATATTGTTACCCCTGGATTAACTGTCGCAATACCTTCAATCACTCTGGTTTTTTTATTTGCAGGTGAGACAATAACAACATCATACAAATATCTTCCTTCTGTAATGTCTGCCGTAGAAGCAGAAGTTAAAGATAAAGTTATCGTACCACTGTTTGCGACAGTGACGGTAAAATTAATGGAAGTCGTGCTATAATATGATTTTTTTATCTTGGCCGTACCAGTGTACCCAGTTAAATCCCAGGCACTATTATTATCGTCATAGACGCCGACCTCAGCAGAAAAATCTGAGCCTTGATCAATATAAAGATTGTGTACTGCCGCCATAGGAGTTTACCACTTATTTGTATTTATATCAAAAGATAATCTTCTTTAGTATTTATAAAAAATTACTTAGAAATTAATTCTCTTAATAAACATTTAAGGTCATTAATTTCTTCTTTTAGTGATCCGAGATTGGTCTCAATATCATTAATTCTGTTTTTTTCCATTTCTCTACTGGCACTAATTCTTAAATATTTTTCATATTCAGATTTATTTTTATTTACTATAGCATTGTTAGAAGATGTTCTAACAAGATCAGGTTGTCCATCAACTTTATATTCTTTCATATCAAAGTGCCAATGCTAATGATCTAAAGTTTTTAATTTTAGGTACATTACTTTGATCATTCCCAACAAATATTACTTTTACACTAAACTCTTGGAATTCTCTCAATGATTTAATTTCAAAATCAAAAGCCCTATATTCCTTAGAGTTTCTTGATGTTGGGTATGATAATGCGGGTACTAATTCATAATTCATATCATCAAAATCACCGGGACTTGAATTACCTTTCACTTTAACAAATACCTTAATATCACAATTTTGAGTTCTTATGGCATCAAATAAAACTTTTACAGAAGTAGAAGAATTTTCAAGAATAACTTTCTTGATTATATAAGCAGAATGTTTTCCACCGGTCGGAGTGATCTCTGAACTGAGATCAAGATCACCATTAGAATCAAGTTCTTTATTAATTCTATTTGATATTGTTATGTGAGATGATCCAGTAATATCAATAATGGGGCTTACTCTATCGGATAATGTTGACATATTTACATATGTTTTTAAAGACCCGGATAATGTTGACTGGAAATTATCCATATTAGGTTCACTCATAATCAATTTTGGTTCTGTTAATTCATTCTCTATTAAATTATCAATACCCAATAAAGGTCTTACTATAAATGATGATTGTTTTGTGTTACCTATACTAGTTCCACTAACTGTAAGTAAACTTGTTTCACTGACAGTATTTTGTGGAGTAAAAATATTAATAGATGGAGTTATTGATTCATATTGAATATTTTTTGTAGCAAGAATTTCATTTCCGCCAGTTTGTATTGTTTCATTTGCTTGATATGGTACAGTAATTTCATACTCATCCATACTGATGACTCTAGATATAGTATGTGTAGTATTTAATTGATTTAATAATATTCCGTTCAATTGAAAACAACTCACAACAGACCCAGAACTATGTGAAATTGCCGTAGTTCCAAATTCTCCTCTAACGCAATTAGTAAAACTACCATTAGATACACCAGAGTATGAAATAATTTCATCATCAATTTTGAAAAATCCTTTATTACTAACAGATACTAGCGAGTTATTAATAACATTCCATCCATCAAGCGATGGATTAAAGTTACTTGTATCAAGTATATCCGTGATAGAAATATTTGATTGGTTTCCAGATATTTGAGATACTAGTTTTAAGTTTGATTTATTTGTAGCAACATTAGTTAGGGTTACTTTATTACCCGTACTATTCATACCATGATTTGTCTGGAAAACTTTAACTACTGATGACCCATCTACAAACTTAATAGGATTAGTAGATAATTTTTGATCTTGTATTGGGGAATTTGGTAATACTGCTGTATATGTCGTATTTGTATCAAATTTTGCTCTATTTAATACAAACTTAACATCTTCAAATTGATCCGGAGTCCATATACTTTGGTTTGATGATTTATATAAAACACCGACAGCTGGTTGTTTATCAATAAAGAGTCCGGTTGTTACATCAACTTCACCTAATCTAGAAACCCACATATTATAATTTTTATTAGTTGTTCTTACAACAAATACATAACTATTATTACTTGTTAGATATAATGGATTGTCAAAAGTAAATGTAGTGGGTTCAGATGCATCTGATGAAATTTTAACATCATTTGATTGTACTGTGACTACAGAACCAGGTACAATTGACTGAGTTGGCAATCCATTTTCTACAGTTCGTATATCAATAGTAACTGGCAGAGTTTCATCTTTGGTTAGGAAATATACTTGAATAGAAGTTATAAATGCACCTTCTTCACCAATGAAGAAAGACTGTGCAATTGGATCATGACCAGCAGGTCGTGGTGGTGGATCTGGAATAAATCTTGTTGTTGATTGGGTGACAGCAGTAGCTGTCAATTCAGGAGCTTCTAGTGTAGTTACTGTAGATGTGACATCAAGTTGTGTCCCTTGAGAATAATATTGAGCAATTGCATATGATCCGGTAATATTTTTGACTTGTAAATTATCAGGAATATCAGAAATTGAGAAAGTCAAATCTCCAGTTTCAAATTCTCTACCAGGAAGTATTACAAATGCTGATAAATTTCCAAACTCATCACTATATAAATGTTGACTAGATTTTCCCGAATTAGCAACTGCACCAGAGTTTCTACCAACAATCATAAACTCTGTGCCTGGATATGTAGGATTGATATCCGAATTATCAGTAGATCTCACATCATTTACTGCTAAAATAGTTCCTCCAGAGACATACCCATTAGAAAAATCAGATGATTTAATTTTAGTACTATCTTGGAAATCGTATGGACTTACTACAGTAGCAGATAATCTACTGTCAGGAATAACCTGGACGCTAATATCAGAAGGATTTTGTTTTTTATAAAAATCAACTTTTTCACCTACGAGAAATGTTCCGGTGATAGATAAATCTCTTAATAAATTTGGATAAATTATGTCGCTAGATTCTACTTCATCAATATAAAAATAAAATCTAGTGTTTGGTTTTAATAATGTTGATCCAGTTGTAATAACTCTAGATCTAGCATATCTCAAATCTCTAATATTTTGAATGGTATCTCCAGATTCTAGTTCAAAATTTAAATTATTAATATCAAACTCAGTACCATTATTAGTTGATGTTATTAAAGTTCCTCCAGATACTCTATCAACGTCAGTCGTCCAACCATCCCAAATTTGTCCACTTGGTACTACTAAATCAAATAAGTCCGTGAATGGTGTTGTGAGATCTATACTTTGAGTTTCTATGACTTCTCTTTGGGTATCATACCAGATATCTTTTTTGGGAAAGACATCCATATTTCCAATCCAAGAAAATACTTCATATGGAAAAAGATTTTCAACTCTACTAGAGTAATTTTGTTCTACTAAAGGCACTTCTTCAAATGGAATACTAATATATGATTTACTTAAAATAGCAGTGCTTTCGGAGTCGGCAAAGTATAAACCAACACCAGTTACTGATGGATATGGTCTGACTAAGTTTTTATCTAAATCAATAGAAGCAGAATAATCTTCATTATTTAAATCTGCAACATCAGTCGAAACAAATCCATCAACTACAAATCCATTTTTAAATCTATTTTTACCTTCTTCATCTAGTATATTTAAATTATTTGTATTAACTTCTAATAAAGATAAAGAAGTATACTCCTCAAGGTTAATAATTCTATCTTCAAGTTTTCCTATATCTTTCATAGTATAATTTCTAGTCTTCTCCATTTTAACTTCAGCTTGAGTAACATCCTTCAGGTATGGAGGAAGATGAATAGTCGCTATAAGTAACCCTGCACTTTCATCATCAGATAAACCCGGTTCTACAGAATCTGAACCCTGAATTACTCTAAGTGCTCCTGAATTATATCCATATTTTTCACCAGCTATAGTAAGATATACTTTATCAACTCTCCCTGTATAAAAACTATAGTCAGATATGAATACATTTTCAGCTGAAGGAATCTTTTGATTAGTACTAAATGATGCTTCGTATATGTTAAATGGTGAATTAGTAGCAGTTTCTGAACATGGAGATGATATAGTTCCAACTGAAGATCCCGAAGACGCAGAAACTGTATACCTAAAATCAATCATATCCGCCATAGAAACAAAATTGAAAGCTTGAGGAATATCTTCATAATTCACTGATCCATATGATTCTTTAGAGTAAAAATCATTTTCTGTATTACTATGTTCGAAATAATCAAATACAACAACCAGTTTTTTATCTGGTTGAGCTGCAGAATTTTTTCTAACTAGTTTTGATATTCTATAAAAATTATTAGTATCATTTCTAACTAATTTAAAATCATCCTTAACATTTATATATTTTCCATATGTAGATGTTTTAATAAATATTCCCGATACTGAATTTGATGACACAACATCAACAGATATTGTTAAATTACTACCTGGTTGGAATTTAGTTCCTGACAAATATACAACATAAACCAGATTTGAATTCTTAGATACAATTCTTGCTCTAATATTACCTTTTTTAATTACATCACCAACATTAATATGAGTGCTATCATTTAACAATAAAGAATCAAATAACTCAGATGCACCACTATTAGCGTTAATTGATTGGTGAATTGCGTGTACTTTAATTACATCCGAAAACTTTAGAGATATTTCTTTATCCGTATACCTAGTGCCATAAACATTGTTAGAGGCAGATTTTACTTTAGATACTTCTAGGAAGTTATAATTCCTCCTAGTTTTAGTTCTAATAGTTGGATTTCCAATTTGCTCTGTGTAATATACAGTTATTGATTCTCCATTAGTTAACCCAGTAGAAGAAAGAGTAACAATATTAGTAGCTACTTGAGTAGTTACAGCACCAGTAACTTTACCGGAACTAGTAGTTACAATTATATTGTCTTTATTAATAACATTACCAGATTCTACTTGTATAGTAACTTGTCCGCCACTACCTGCTGTAGTATTTTCGGTTATTAATCTACTGTGAACATAATCATCACTAGATTCAACTGGTTTTAAAGATATTCTATTAGTTAAACCATTTTTAGAAGTATGTAACTTACAAATTTGTTTTGATGCATTATAATATGTACCCGCAGTGACGGCAGTGGATAATGTGACTGTGCTTGATGTTACAGAAGATACTTCAACCGGAGTTTCATTACCCAACTTTATTTTTGATTGTGGAAATATTTCAAAACCAAATGAAGTATTTACGCCGGTGAGAGTAGTACCATTAACCGTAAATGAAGATCCTGACAAGGAAACTGAATCTAGTTTAACAGTACAAGAAAAACCACTATTTTTACTGAATGTTCTAACATTTTCCAATACCCCTTTACTTATTAAAGTTATTGTAGTAGTACTAGGAAGTGAAAAGTTACTTGACTTTATTAGTTCATTTGAATTAAATGAACCAGAAACTTGTTTTAGTCTAACTACAGAACCAACTATATCATGAACGAAACCAGTAGCTCCAGATATAGATCCAGTTATGAAATCACCAGCAGATATCCCAGCAACCGATGACAAAGTTAGTTTATCAAAAACAGATACATCAGTAACATACAATTTGTCACTTCCATTAAGACCCAAAGCTTTTGATATACCAATTTGATTACCATCTACATCAGATAATAATAAGTCATCATTAAAATTAACCGTCCCACTAGCATCTGATACATTTACATAAGAACCAATTTGTAGTATAGATCCCTCGTTGTTAATTGACTGTGTTTTTCTTGGTTTTGGTACTATTCTATATTGTTTCTTTTCATTTAGAACTTCAAAACCTTCTACAGATGCTTTACCTTCGGAAAGTTCTATAACAAAGTAATCCTTACCAATAATATATGTTGATACACCATCACCATATTCACCGACAGCCGAACTTGTAGCACCAGCAGGAATTTCATTTACAATAATCTTACCTTCAACGGTAACATCATTTAAATTATATATACCACCATTAGTTCCATTATTAAGAGCTTCTTTAATTTTAATTTGATATGGTCTTGTAGTAAAACTACCATGATTACTATAACTTCTTCTAGCTAAATTTCTCTCTAGTTCAGAATAAGCTGATTGCAATGCATCAGCTTGTTGGGTTATGTCACCATCTTCAAATCTTAATAATTCAATAAAATTAGAATTTTCAGAAATTAGAAGGTTTTGTTTTACTAATTTTAGTTCAAATTGTAATCTATCTGCTCCCGGCGATGCAAAATTACTTGCACCTGTAGAATTATCATATAATTTAGAATCTTCCTCGGAAGTAACAACACTTTCAATAACTTGAAGACCAACCTTATATGATGGTCTTATGGAATACTGTTCTAATATAATTTGTTGGGTTAAAACTTCGACAAAAAATCCTCTAATAAAATAAACACCAGAATTAATAGTAGCAGTAGATCCACTATAAGCAGTTGCATTTTGTACTGTAGTAACTGCTACAGCATTACCAGATGAATCCAAAAGAACTTCATTATTTTTAAATTCTTTTATCTGAACACCTTCCTCCTCAATACCACCGTAATTATAAGCAACATACAAAGTATTAGTATCTTTTTCAGAAAGAGTACTAGTTAATGTATTTGTGACTTCAGCTTTAACTCCAGAAGTAGCCCCAGTTAATACTTTTCCTTTTAGAGAACTAAGAGTTGACTCTACAGAAAATCCATTTACTATAGGTTGAATCAAAACAGCCTTAGCTAAAAGGTCATAATTTACGTTACCGGGGATAACAAGAGATCCATCCTTAAATATATGCTGACCAAATCTTTCAATTTGATTTTGCAAAATTGATTGAAGAGTATTTAATTCTCTTGTCTGAACTGAATATCCCGGTTTAAATAGTACTTTTTGATAATTTTTTGAACTATCAAAATCGTCAAAATACGGAGATATTTTAGTATTTGTTTCCTGCATTATTGTGAGCCTTCAGGGTGTTTTACTTTTTATTATTTATTTTAGAATTCTACTACTAATTTGACATCTTCAATTTGATCATTTGATCTATTTACTGCTTTTCTATTTTCAACATAGATAATATTACCACTATTTTTTTTAACTTCTGGAGTAGCATATCCATCAGTAAAATTTACACCAAATGATAAAGAATCTGCAGTTGCATCAGGTGTTCCTTCAATAGATGTTCCGCCGCCACCTGGTGTAAATGATATTTCATTATTCCCGCTAAAAGGAATATTTTTATATCTGAATGCAGTAGTTTGACTGCTATCAGCATCCAAGAATTCATTCTGATAATATCTTAAAACTTTAGAAACCGTATCATAGTGAATTACTCTTCCTATAGCACCCGTAGTAGCCTGTTTAATTATCTGACCAGCTTGAAAATCTCCAGTGGGAGCGCCAGTACCACTTGATGGAAATTTTATAGAAAAACAAGCTGTAGCAGTAGTTGTAGTTAAATCTGTTGACGACAAGTTTTGTGGGTCTGAAATCAAACCAAATCTTCTAAATTGAGAATTAACTGGAATATCTCCATCACCCTCTAAAAAGTCTAATGACTTATTGATCATAACTCTAAAACCACCAAGTTCTAAAGCAGGGTTTGATCCATGACCACCAGTCGGTCCAATCACAACATCAACTGTTATACCCAATGTTATTTTACTTCCTGTTCTTGATAATGCATCTGATTCTGAACTATAACCTTCAGTCAAGATAACTGTTCCTCTTGTATATCCAGTACCGACACTTTGTATAGATACCGTAGATACTGATCCAGAAGTTACAATAAACTTTGCTACAGCACCACTACCATCACCGAGTATTGGGCAAAAATATGTGCCATTAGTTATACTAGAACCTTTATTTGTCAGCACCAGTTGATTGATAGCACCATCAACAGCTGCTGCAGCAACTGATGAGTCAGTTTTAACTGGAATAAAATCTGAGGATACAAATCTAACATAATCGGAAATACTAATGGTATACATATATTTCCATATATATCCATCACCACCATCAGATTCAAAAGTTGTTTGAGTTCCAGTTGGTTCTACTGTTGATACTTTACCAGTAGTATTATCTGCATCAGTTCCATTAAAAATACACTTATATACCTTAAAATCACTATTAACTACATAAAATTGCGACTCATACAAACTAGTTTGTCCATTTAATGATGGGTTTACCTTAGAATAATTATCCCTATACATATCATATTTTACTCCAGTTTGCCAATTAATTCTTCTAACTACTTGAGAAAGATCTGCTCTATTGACTCTCTTCAAAGAAATCATATCATCATAAATTTCATTTAAATCATTAAATGAATCGTATGGTTCTGGTGGTGAGAATTCTGTAACAGAACTATTGGTACTATATCTCTCCAGCGTCCATGGTTGAGATCTTCCTGTAAATAAGTAAAGTTTACTTCTATATGCTTGGGCAGCTGCTGAAGCATCGTCTTCAGGAGTATTACTGGAATTATATGGTTCTTCCAATGATTCAATAAATTGTTCAGCTGCAAAAACCCTAAAATTATCAGTTACTAGTGAGGGCATTATTTTTCCTATTAATATTTGTACTGTTATTTATCATAGATAATCATCATGATTTTCAAAATATACCAATGTATACGTAGATGGATCATCAGTACCTGTTTCAATTTGTGCATTGTGAGATACAGCAGTTGTATTTCTGGCACCTCTAGTACATCCAGTAATAGTATTACTGGATACGGTCGTATATTCAATAACTTCACTATCAACAATTACACTAAATGTGTCATATCCAACTCCAGTATTTCTAACAGTAACTCCAGTAAATACACCTCCACTGAGAACTGGTTCGAGTACACAACCAGTTCCACCACCACCAGTTAGTTCTATAGTAGTTTCTGTATCATCATATCCAGAACCACCAGAAACAATTTCAACTTTTCTCACTTCTCCACTAGAAACAAATATATTGAACGATGCATTGGCGCCAGAGTGAGATGGTGCTGAAATTGTTATTGATGGAGAATTAGAAGATACTCCAGATGTGTTTGATAATGAAACCGTTTCAATACTTGCATTTATATTAGAAGCAAGTTTAGTCGCTTTAACAATACTAGATACATGAAGAGGTAGTTCTTTATAAATTGACCCAAATACGGTTGCGACTGCCTCTTGATTTACATAGATATTACTTCCTGGATTAGTAATATTAATTGTACTAGAATCTATTATATTTTCACCAGTAATCATATCAACCTTAGCAGTAGCTTGAATGCTAGTACCAGGACCTTTTGTGCGAATAATTACATTATTTTCATAGTATGCACCACCATTAGTCATAGTTAAACCAGTAACTTTACCACCAGAATAAGATACAGTAGCACCAAAATTTTCTGGAGAATTATCACTATATGATGCAGTTTCGATTACCGTTGGAGATAGTACAGAAGTCACAGTTCTTGGTCCTGATTCGCCAGAAATAGTAATCTTATCGTCAACTGATATTTCATTAAGTCTAGTAACAACTTCAACATCACTAGGAGCGCCACGAAAATCAATAAAAGATAATCTAGCACCGGTAACAGAACTCATAAAGACAATAGTATTATTATCAATATAGTAATCATATACAGGACTTTGAATATTACCATTCTTGGTAACAATAATTTGATTTTCTAGTTCTCTTGGTCTTTCAATGTGAGCGTTTGGATAATATGGAGAACTAGATTTCTGTAGTGGGAATTGGGTGCCAGATCCGCTAGAGATAGTATCCAATTTATCAAATGACCCAACAGATCGGATAGAAATTATATCATTTTGTTCAGGGGCGGTAGTAAAATTAATTCTACTTTTGATATCACCACTTAATGTATAATCATATCCAGATTCTAATAATTTACCATTTTTTGTTACTAAGATACTAGAATCACTCGAAACTCCATCATTGTCTATAGTACCAGATGGTACAAAATTTTCCATGGTTTCAAATAAGTTAAATATAGTTCTACTTCCATTAAATGGTGTATTAATTTCATCCAAAATACTGACGACACCATTAAATTTAATTGCAAATAGACTACCAGTAGTATGAGCAGCTGAAAGTGTTATGGTATTGTTATTAACCCATGTAAAATCAACATCGGAAATATTAACTTGATTGTTAGAATATACAATTAATGATTCTCTATCAGATCCAGTATACGATGAACCTAAAGTATAAGTATTGCCGGTAGTATTTGTTATACTTACTTCATCGTTTCCATACATTCTTATACAATATATATTATCTGTTGCGAGTGGAGCTGTGGTAAAAGTTACTAGTGATGCAGAAGCATTAATACTGTATTCATTACCTGGATTTAAAATAATTCCATTTTTTATTGTTAATATATCAGCATCTTCAGTAACATTTGCATTATTTAAATTTGCATTATTGTAAATAAGTCTAAAATCTGTTCTAGTCCCATCTGGGCAATTTTGCAATTCATCGAAAAGAGTTACTGTAGGATATTTTACAATAAAAATGCTTGTTGGTGGTACACCATCAGTATGGGTTAAATCAATTTTATTTCCACTAACAGTAAAGTCACCTTTATTAAAAAATCTTGGAGTTCCATCAGCATACACAACAACTTCATCATAATCAGATGATGCAATAGTTGTACCTAATGTATATCTCATTACACTACTTGACTGTGCAGATGAACTAGAAATACTAAGTTCTTCCGAACTATGTGTATAAAGTATAAATGTAGTTTCGGTAGTTTGTATAGCAGTAGTAAATGTTATTGTGCTACCACTAACTGTAAAATCTTCTGATGGGTTTTGAATTACACCATTTCTAAATACCATCAAATCATCTGCATTTGGGGGTGTGAATGCAGTACCACTGTCAGTTAAATTGTGGGTTGTTTGAGATCCATTGATACCGGTTAAGGAATCTAAAATAATATTTTGATTTAGTCCATTATATGAATAGTAAACATGAATGGTTTCAGAAAAATCTATAGCGTCACTAAATGTAATAAAACTACTATTTGTTATACTATAATCCGTACCAGGTTTTTGAAACACTCCATTTCTAACAACAAAAATATGATTTACCGATATTGGCGTTTGTAATAATCCACTTACTGTTAATGGAAAAGTTAACTCTGTATCATTAAAACATTGTGAAATATTAATTACTACATTTTTAGTATTAGCTGGAGTTAATTGTCGGTTAAAATATAACAATTGTATATTGTCACTAGATGTAGGAGCAGTAACATATGTTATTTTATTATTTGTTAATGATTGGGATGTAGAATCAGGTCTTAATAATTGATTATTTTTAATTGTAAAAACATCACCTACATTTTTTGTGTACTCAGGAACTCCATTCGTAGAAAGATTGAATATTGTTCTGGTGCCGTTTTGTTTGACATTTAATCTATCTAATATAGAACCCCGTTCATTACTAGTATTTGAGAGGTAATCACTAACAAAATCAATTATAGTACATTCGGTCGAAGCGGGATATGTATTAGAAAAGGTTATTGTAGAACCAGACACAGAATATTGATCATGATCCAATATCTGATTATTAATATTTACGACTAGACTCTCTTCACCATTTGATGGATTGTATGTGTATCCATCAACTGTTATATTAAATGTTGTTGTGCTATTATCTAAAGGTAATTTATCTATAACTTCCACATAACTACCAGAACTACTGGGAGTTGTGTATGAAAATTTAGTATTAAATCCTTCTACTCTAGTATTACTAACAGGAACCATTGTTCCACTAAGATTTTCCTTTCTAATCTCAACAATAGATTTTGGTTTTCTGACCGAATTAGATTCAAATACTTGAACAAATCTAGTCTTTTGACATGGAGTTAGTTTTTCAATTGTATTTTGATTAATAGTGGAACCCTGAATTCCTTGACATTGAACTGTCTCATTAATGTGCCAACCAAACACTTCACCAGCTGGAATACTCTCGGAAAATGTAATTACATTTCCAGATCGACTAAAATCTGTAAATAATTGTGATTGAGAAACACCAGTTCTGAATAGCAATAACTGACAATCACTAGTGATTGTTTGACCAGATGTAATGGTACGAGTAGTACCTGTACCGCCTGAAAGTGCTAACTTACTAAGATTATCATGTTTAACTGTTATTAGTTTTGAATCATAACCAAGTGATCCTGACAAAGTAAAAGTATTTCCTGCCACGGTAAGTGAATTTGGATCCTGAACAATTCCACCAATGGAAATTATAAATTTATCTATATTGCTATGTGATACTGGTATATTATTTTTTGTGATGGTAATGGATACTTGATCTTTAGTAACAATTTGAACATCCATTTTTTCAATTTCAGTATCAAAATGATAAAGAGTAATCTCATCATTATCATCAACCAAATAATTTGGTATATAAATTACCGGACCACTACCAACAGCAGATGAAACATCATAACTTATACTAGGTTCTTGATAAATTCCATTCCAAAAATTAAATGTTTTTAATGTTTCAGTTGATTTACCAGATGCATATACACTACTAATTTCTACAATAACTTCACCACTAATAAAATCATTATCATCAAAAAGTCTAACTAGTACTGAATTTGCCGTAATTTCAATAATTTGACCAATAGCTCCAGATTCTATTCCTATTATAAAATCATTTACTTCAAAACCTGGGTCTACTCCAATACTAGTACTAGGTAAGAAAATTCTAGTTTTTCCGCAGGATGCAAGTTTTAATTTGAGATCAAGTTTGCTGGAAATTACAGTAGTAAAAATTGCACTACTTTTAAAAACATCAAGTGGATTCCTGAAGAAAAATTTTCTTCGTTCAATTATTTTTTTACCAAACTGTCTAAATCCAGCTGGGTGCGTATTAATTTGTTGTTGAGATTTCCAGTCTTTTGTATCTCTAGACGATGTGATAGTGTATGACCAATCTTGGTAATAATTACTGTCAGTAATTTTTTGTAAACTATCACTTAATGTACCAGATATATTTGTTTCATTTGGTGGGAGATCAATAGTAGAACTAACTCTAGAATATGCTTTAGATCTACTAATTTTTTTTATCTTTCCATATATTTTATCATTGAGTCTGATAGTATCGCCATCCTTAAATTGTCCAACATTTTCATCAAATTCAATTGTAGATGAGTTTTGATCAAATGAAACTACGGTTGCCTCTATATTCACTGGAAATAATGCAGAGTTAGCTAAACCAGTAAGTTTTTGACCCACTATAATTTTTTTTCTTCTTATATTTGCTTTTAAAATAGCACCACTACCAACAATTCCATTGACGGGAGTCTTTACTGTAATAGTTGGTTCTTCTTTAAAATTAAGTCCACCATCAATGACTTTTACTGATGCAATAGATCCAATAGTAATTTTAGCTTCTAATACAGCAAGATTCTCTACACCATTAACCAACAACGTAATTGCATTATTATAATTACTACCACCATCCAAAACCTCAATACTAGATATTTCAAAATTATTAATTATTTTAGCGGTTGCGGGTATATTTACATAATGATTTACAACCCCATTTGATGTAAATGATTCTCCTGAAGAATTATAAGTTATTTTTTTAATTTTACCAATGGTGGTAGAGTATGTTTGAACTATTGCCTTACCATTCCCAGCAATAGTATCTAATGTACCCTTTTTAATAATTTTAGAAATTTTGGGTAATTTTTTATACCCAGAACCACCACTTGAAACTGAAACTTCTGCAAGCGGACCTGATGCACCATAAGATTTAGCAGTATATGAAAGTCCTATGGTTTCATAACCATTTGTTGTTTCTGGAGTTTTAATAGTAAATGAAAATGGTGTTACTTTTTCTACTCTTTGTATACCATAGTAATCTTTTGATTTATTAATTTCATATATTTTATCATTATTTACATGTAAATATAATCTATTAGGAATTTTTTCTGCATTTAATACTACAGTATTTGTAGGAGACTCTTCTAATGTAAAGAACTCATTTCTTTTTTCAATATCATATGTCAGTAAGAAATCTGCGGCCGCTGGTAGTTTTAAAGAATATGTATATTTAAAATTTAAATTAATTGCATAAAAAGATTTACCAGAGTAAGAATTAATATTTTGAAAACCAGATGTTATATTTTCTTCACTAATAGTTACATTAACATTAGATATATCAACAATATTACTTGTAGTTATATCTTGACCAAGATGGTTATCATGCAAATTAATATCAATCACACCATCGTGTTCATAGTTAAAATAAACAAAATCATTTATCGTTAAATTATGATTAATAGTACCTGTGGTAAATGTAGTTTCTAATAAATTTGAAGATTTTTGAATACTTGTAATTAATTTACCACCCACCTTAGATACTATAGCACTAAATCCAGATCCAGAAGTCAATTGATTGTCGGATATTAATCTATCACCAACTTTATAATTATCACCCTCGGATTCAACTAATACCGAATCTATAGAACCAGTTGTTATAAACGGTTTCATTACAACTTTGCTTGTATTACTATATTCTTTTGGATATTCATCATTATGATCTATCCCATCAAATTTAAACACTGGTACATCTGGGATATCTTTTTCAAATGATCTAGTAAATACAGATGGTATCTTATCAGAAGTTCTATTCTGACAATTCATATATTCATCATAGTCTGATGCAAATGAATCTCCGATAAAATAAGGAAATCCACTAAAATCTGAATCCGTTAATGAATTTGTAACGGAATCATATGATGTTGATGTTGTAAAATAACAATATCTACCCTCAGGAAATTCTGGAGTAATAGAAAATCTTCCATTATGTTCATCTAAATCATTATCATCACCTTCATTATATTCATAATCTTCAATAAATGAACCAATTGGGTAATTTGTAATTGAAGGGCCACCTACTCTGCTAATATAATATGTCGTACCATTATGAGTGTGAGTTATTTCATTACTACCAGAAGATGTTGTACTATATTTTAACTTATATCTAGATTTAGTTGATACATATGATGTTGAATCCGTTATAGGAATATTTCTTTCATCTAAAACTTTGTTACCCCCGTAAATAGGAATACCATCATATGATACACAAACAACTGGAGAATGTAATGGGATATAAGTTAATATTTCACTATCAGTAAAAGTATCCTGAGTTTTGCTAAGAGCAGTTTCTACTGCTTGAACAACGTCTGACGGCGCTTTTTCCAGTGTATACTTTGCTAGTAACTTATCAGTATTTTTGATCAAATAATATTGTTTTGTATCCAGATCTTTTGGAAAATCATTAATATAATCTATAAGTTTAAAATTATCATTATTGAGGGTTGATGGAGTGTCATCTGCATTATCATAGACATAACCACCATATGAATCAATTCTATCAAGTTTTTTGAGTTGTCTTACTAAATTAAATGTCCATTCTCTCAGTTTACATGTAATACTAGATTTAGTTTCTGTTGATAAAATTTGAATATTGGGAGAAGATATATAACCACTACCAGGATTTTTAATATTAAATCCAATAACATTACCATTTTGTATAATCGATTCCACAACAGCTCCTGTGCCAGCATCATTAGCAGTAATTACTACTTCCGGGGGTGTCAAATAATTTGAACCATTATTTACTAAAGCTATTGATGCAATTTTTCCATTTGATGTGAAAGCTATTGCTTCAGCACCATTGCCATTATCGATTGATACGGTTGGTGGATTACTAAAAGTTTTTTGTATTGTTCCAAAACCACTAATAAGATTTGTTGATTCAGTCAACTCGTTAAAATTTTGTTTGTCGAAGTTATACTTAGAAACTAATGGTCCAGAAAAATCAATAATTCTATTTGAATTGTAACTATATGGTACATCAATATACCATTCATTAACACCATCAACTTTTCCACCACCAGAAATTCTTATTGACGGTAATTCTACATATCCAGAACCAGATTTTTTAATAATAATATTATCTATAGTTCCATTGGTATAACTTATATCTAACTCAGCTTCGCTAAAATTTATAGGATTTCGTATATCGGATTGAATTTTAAATGATACATTTGATGTGCCGGTATAATAAGATGGAGAAATTGCATTAATGTTCATTAATGCATCTGATTTTGTAACATGTAATGTAAATTTATTATTGTTAAACTTTCTAACGTAGTATTCTTCATTGGATACTAATTTTTTAAAGTATTCGTTATTATCCTTTGTGGTAAATAAAACTTTTATTCCTGTTGTAAGACCATGATTGGACTTATGTATTCTGGAATTTGTTACATTAATACCATTAAAGTTACTAAATTCTAATTTAATTGATGGATTATTATTAATAATTTCAATTTTTGGTTTAGAACTAAATCCCGTTAAATTTGTAGTAGAAGACCAAGCATCATTTAATTTTGCAAAATTAAATGATTTAATAGAACCAGATATCAATATTAGATTGTAATTATGATCTAATTCTGTCGTATATCCAGTTAACTTCAAAATTGGTAATTTTGTATCATCTATACTATACCCATATCCATTACTGTCTTCAGAATATACAGATTTATAATCACCGCCGTCAGATATGTAAAATCTATTCACATATCCATAAGATATTGTATTTCCTTTATATGAATTAACTTGAATAGCATCAATATTAAGTCCAATAGATTGTTTAGTTTTTCTGCCGGATCCTATAGCTTGAGTATCGGAAATTAGTCCACTTTTTTTCCACCTAGTCAAAAGTTTTTGATTAGTAAATGCAATTTTCTTAAGATCACTACCAGATATTGTAGTGTCTAGGTTTACAATATTTTGCCACCACCTAGGCACACCTGTAGATGCAACATAAATGTAATCACCATAATCATACTGAGAATTAAATGCAACTAGAGATTTGTATGATGGAAAGTTATTTTCAATATTATTATTTTTAGTAGTACTATAATTAACATTTTTTACAATAGATTCTCTAGTCCAATTATAATTAGTTCCAAGTAAAAGTGATAATCTATCAGATATTTCACTTGTAGTAAAACTATACGCATCTACATTTGGACTATCATACTTTGCAAATTCATACTTATCTAATGTATGAAGAGAACCGCCATCTTCAATATAAATTTCTCCCGGAAGCGCTAATAATTCAAATCTAGGATTTACCAAAGATGAATCATTATAATCAATATAAAGAGTATGATCTAGTCTATTTTTACCCACATATTCCCACTCAACAGGAGTTGCATTAACAATAGTACCATCATATGCTTTACCTTCAGTATGTACTGGAGCTGTAGTTCCTGACATGCCCGTATTTTTGGCTACATAATAATTATCCCCACTATAAACATATTGTTCAATATTATAATTTATTCCCGTTTGCCATTCATCAGAATATTTTAATCTTGCGACAGAAACTACAGTATCCTTAATAGAAAGATTAAAAGTTCTTTTGGAAGATTGTCCAATATCAGTCAGATATTCGCACCCAAAAAACTGATTAGATGATCTATTTTTATAAAAAATTTCTTTTCCATTAACATGGAAAATACCATTTGTAATTGGAAATCTTGTTGCTTCATCTACAGTTACAACAAAGTTAGTTGTTGATGATGATATGTTAGATTCAGATAACGTAATTACAGTAGATGGAGGTAAGAATAGTTTATTAATGTCACTATTAGTAGTGACATCAAGTACAAATATATTATTAATTACAGGAGTACTATTATCTATTTCAATATTAACACCATCAACACCAAAAATTTTATCTTGATCCTGTTTAAAATTAACTACATTTGGTAATGAATTATTAGTTAAACTATATCCATCTAATAATCTAACTTTAGCTGATTTTGTCTCGCCGATTTTAGAATTAGAAGTCTTAAATGTATATTCTTTTGGAAATTCTATATTTTGGTTTTCGCCAATAACATCAGCACCATTTCTGCTAATAGTTGGCTTTATGTAAGATTGCGAAATAAAAGCTCTGGGTTTTTCTATAGTATCAGAGTAAATTTCTTCATTTGGTAAAAAATATCCTACAATATCATATAAAATAAGTTCATCTGTAGATGCATCATAATATTCTACTCTACCAGAACCAGTACCAGTAACATTCCTTACTATCTGATCTTCAGAAAAAGCTCTAGGTCGTATTCTGTGATTAATAGCACCTTCATAATTTGCACCTTCATCAACTACATCAATACCGTCAATAGTTCCGGCGGAATTAATACTAGTTACATTAATTACTGCAGATTTATTTTTTATTAATTTTGTAGTGGTATTAAGTGATCCTGTTCCATTACCTATTATATCAATCACCGGAGAATTTATTAAAACTCCACCACTAGTCCTATTATCATATTCAACACCACCATTTATAATAGTAACATCTTCAAGACGAACTTTTCCAAAAGAATTATTAATATTTAAAATTGCATCTTTGCCACGTGGTTTAAATTTAATATTAATTTTTCTGTCATTAAATAAAATTTTAAACAGAATTCTATGACTGTTTAAACTACCCTTGGAAGAATAAAAAGACTTTATATTTTTTATAAAGGATGATAAATCTAAATTTTCATCAAGAACTTCTGGTATTAATGGTGCAAGTTCAGATTTTATTTTTTGTAAAAATTCTTCAGTGAAATCATATGCAATATTTCTAACTAAAGAAGTTTTATCATGTTCTGATGCTACAGAATTTTCTAATTTAATTTCAGATATAACTTTTTTATTAAGTACTAACGAAGAAGTTCCTCTTATACAGTCTAAGAATTGAGAATTATTTTTAGACTTATAAAATATAAACTCATCATTTATTTTAATATATCCGTTTTTATCAGGAAAACCTTTAGTACTTTCTACGTTTATAGTAGTTAATGTTTTACTAATATTACTAGTTTCATTTAATTTTACATATTTTACAAGTTTATCTTTTCTATAGTAACCAACATTATAATAATCAATTAGATTTGAAGCTACATCAAGTGAATTATACTTATTTTCCTGAGACTCATAGTAAGAGGAAATAAATTCTATAAATTTACTGTTATTTTCTCGTACAAAACTAGGAAATTGATTTTCAACTAGAATTGATACATTTGAAGTTTTTTCTTCTAAATATTTCATGAGCAGGAATATGGATTTGTTTCTGGTGTGAAGTCTTCTATACTAGTAAAGTCATTTGGATCAGTATCTGGTACTGGAGGTAAAACTGTAGTAGGCGGTACAATCGGTGAAACAACTAGTGATCCTCCTGGCGAAGATATTAATGTGTCTGTTTCAGGAGCAGTTAAGTCTCCGGTAGATGGTGGAAAAGTGTTGATATTAGGTATAATTGGCACATCAGGACCTAAGATATTTTCTCTATCACCTATACCAATAACATCATCTAATGTAGAAACGTCATTAGTTTCAAAACTGGGAACAATATTATTACCAAATACAATATCTAAAACTTCTGGCGCCACAATTATATTTATTGGTTCTTCTTGACATGGTTGTATAACATATTCCAAGCTCCCGGTGGATGGATCTACAGTACCAACTTCTTTAATTACATTACCATTCGTAGTTATAAGATATAGTTTATTATCACTTTCGCATCCAGTAAATGCTGCTAAATGAACAGGCAAAGAAATATTTCTATGACAAAATGGTTCAGAAAGTACATAGTAATCTCCTGTAACGCCAGTATTTAATGATGTATAAAAATCAGTGTAATATATTTTCTCAAGTCCTTGGATTAAATTAACCGGTTGACTTAGATAAATTGGTACTGAAACAAACTTAATTGCAGGATCTAATGATTTTAGACCACATCGTAAAGAAAGATCAGAGTATTCACCACCAAAATTACGGAAAGATAGTTTAGAAATATAGTCTTGTATATATTCATTGATTAAAGATTTAAGTTCTGATTCTAAATTTTTTGTTTTTGATTTATCATATATTATATTTGGATTAGCAACTATAGTAATGTTAATCGGATCTTTTATTTCTACTTCAATAGATCCAACTTTATACTCTCTTAGTTCAGATATAATTCTACGTTTTTCTGCAAAACTAACAGTTTCTCCAACGAGTGGTTTAATAGTTATAATAACTTTACCAAATTGTGGAGGTATTAACGACTCACCACCAACAACTTTGACTAAATCAGTATTTGGATATATTTGTTTTATTAGTGATTCATAATCAGAAAGAGTAACAGCTCTTTCCTGTGATGCATAATATCTTGGTGCTCTAAATTTTATTGATTGTACACTTTCGTATTCACTACCACCATCAGAATATTTGTCTTTATATACAGGAGTAATACCAGAATACGAAATTGAAGTAACAACATCACTATCATTTTTTGACTCTATAGATCCTGTTATTTTGATATTACCACTACTAGTATTAATATTATTCGATTTAGATCCTGAAGAAACTATATAATCAAGTTTTACAATTTCTCCATCATTAAGTTTTCTTCCAATTACATCATCACCAAAAATTACTTCATATTTTTGATCTTGCACTTCTTCGACAAAGAAAATTTCATCTGAATTAGATACATTTACGATAGTATTTTTTTTAGTATATTCTTTTACGACATTATTTGTTGGATCAGTAATTACATAAGCTTTAATTGTATTTGAGTCAACAAAATTATTTGGTATAAAAAATCTTTGATTTTCATTAGATGTATCTACAGTATAGAAAATAGAGAACTCTGTTCCTTCATATAATTCTACATCTTTAATAGTTACACTAGTTTTTCCAAAACTATCAATTTCTATATCATTTCTTACTAAAAATGTAAATGTTTCGCCACCCGGTGATGCAGAAAGAACATTACCTTTTTTTAATGTAACGTATCTACTATCACTAGGTAAAGGATTACTAGAGTTGCCAATAGTAAGATCTATAGTTAATTTAGCTGACCTGTAAGAATTTGATCTATATCCTAGTCTTTTTGCAATAGATACTACGTTATCTCTAAGAACAGCAGTATCAAGATTTAACTCATTTGCTGCCATATTTACATTATATGAAGTATATAATGTATTATAAGCCAGTATATCAATTAACATTGAAAGGTTTGACCCTTCAAAATCATATCCAGTAAAACTATTTTGTGTTTTTATATAGTTCTTTATAGAACTTTTTATCTGCTCAAATTCTAAAGCAGATACTACAGGTAATTCCATTTAATTAACTTTCTCTGACTAGTACAAATGACAAGTTCTGTAAAGCTGGAGGTAATCCAACTATAAGATATTCTATATAAACATCAAAATTATTAGAGTCGGGTTCAACATCAACTTCAATTGCTGATAATGAAATTCTAGGTTCTTCAGCAAGTAACACCCGTTCTATCTCTGATATTAAAGCATTTGCAGATACTTTTGTATGTAACTCAAATAAGTGAGAAGTTACATCTGTACCTAATAATGGATTAAACAATCTTTCATTAACTCCAGTTAAAACTAAGTTTTTTACTGATTGTTTAATTGCTTCCTCGTTTTTTAAAACTACAATATCATTGGTGATAGGATTTAGACTAAAATTAAAGCTAATATCTTTAAATGACCGGGAAACTTTTCCCAGATATTTATTATCTAAAGATCTCCTATTGGTTGTAGAACCAAGATATTGAGCCATTAATCCAGAGTATTAGTGTATACTATATATGTTAGTTTTACTGTACTTTTTTTATTTTTTCACAATTCCGTAAATCTAACTTATTTACACTCTTCAAGTAAATATCAGATTTGGGATTTGTTATTAAAACAACTGTACCAAATTGTTCATACATGATAGATGGAATATATTCTGGATTTGGTGAATTTGCCATTTTTAATAATTCGATTAAGTTAATTAGTTTCTGTTTCTGTTTGCCAAAAATATTCATCTGTTTGACCAAGACGACCCCACTTGATCCCATTTTCAACTTGATAGTATTTTGTTGAAACTTTAAAATCAGGAGTTTTTGGAGTTTCCGGTGTAATAGAAAGATCATAAATTCTCATTCTATTATTTGGATATAGTGCAAACTGTCCATTTTCTAACAAAACACAGTTATGAGACTTATGTTCATCAGGAACTTCACTTACATTAGTGTCAATAGAGTCAATATCAAAATGAAAGTTGTCTAGTGTGAACAAATATTCACCACTCACCGAACCGAAGTTACGAGTTCGTAATTCAATATCCATAGAAGCAATAAATTGTTTTTGAATTGCTACAATACCATAATCCATGCAATTCCAAAATTGTAGGTTAGGAAGGTCTAGATCGGGTTCAGGAGTCGCTGGGCGGTCCAGGAATGCACTGATTGGTAATTTATCATACATTGCCCCATATTCTGGTAAATAGGTCTCAAAATAAAAAGCACGTCCAGGTATACTTTTAGCAGATACCCAAACGCCCTCAACAAATTCGCCAAAACCAGTCTGATGATCAGTAAGATATTCTTTCCTTACATACACCTTTTTTGCTGGTAAATTGACGACTAGACTCACTTTCCTTGACCCCTATATGCTTTTTGTTTGCCGTTACGACTAGTTGCAGACATTTTAGTATTTGTACTACGTCCCTGACGAGTCATTTTTGGCGCGCCAGCAACCCAACCATCTTTTGTCAAACTACCTTTTGATTTAGCCATAATTGTTTTATCAAACTGATGTTATTATACTATACTGATGATCACAGGTCAAGTAATAATGACATTAGGAGACCCCGTAATTCTAATGTGACCACAACTATCAAAAGATCCAACTGTAGTAGTAGGACTACCCTGAATAATTACATTTGGTCTTCTTGTTGTAGTGACAGCAAAATGAGTTGGTTTTGAATCATGGGGAGCAACAATATCACCAGCAGTTGCTGCTGGTCTTCCATTCACATAAGTTCTTAAAGCTTTGCATCCAATAACAGGAGCTCCATCGGAGTTGATATCTCCAAATCTTACTTGTAGTGACATTAGTTCTCCTTAAGACTATAAATCCAATGTTGAGATACACTGAATCCCTTCTCATAACTACTTATAACAGAAATTTTTGGAGTTGACTGAGATCCTGTTAAAATAGTATCATCTGGATTACTTTCTGAATTAGTTCCAAACACTTCTATAACACCAGTACCACTACCTTTACCAGTTGCAATAAAAACATCACCAATGGATGGAGTATCGCCAGAACCATATAATGTCCAATCAGTATTCCCAAGAATAACAATTTTATATTTTGTACCTTTCCTCATTTCTGGAGCAGTAATAGTCTTTAGAAACACTGGAGAACTACCTACAGCTCCTCTTACAATATTATCAAATGAATTATCTGTTTTTGAACCATAATAAATTATTTCTTCGCCGGAATAAGTAAAGAATGGTGAATTGTTACCACCTTCATCAGTTTGTATTTTTTTAGTATACTTTGGAATAATTAAATATCCAGAAGAAAGAAAACCTACAGTACTACTAACTTTTATGCTAGTACTAACACTCGTGACATCTTCAGTAATTGTTGTGTTTATTGGTGAATCCATATATGGATTACCTAAATTTTGTAATGTTTCTCCAATAAGATCAGTAAGTTCATTGAGTCTAAACCAAAATAGTTTATAATAATCCATTTGATAACTTACATTTGGTTCCCATAAAACTTTTGGATATGATGATACAGTAGGATTACTGATGTCATCATCACTATTACGATCTTTGTAATCTAAATCTCTCAAAATAGGCGGTAATGAACTATTAGTTGACTCATAATATGCACCACTACCCATTGATTCCGATCTCTCCCCGACATAAATGTTGTCCGCCGTACTTTTTGGACTGGGTGACTTCCAGGCTACACTATAATTACACCCAGACCCAGAAGTACCTGGTGTTGGAGCAACATATCCAAAATCGCCAGGATCTCCTCCCGACCCAGGTGAACTGGCGGTTCCAATAACAAGATTATTTGTTTTTAATGAAGAGAGACTGCCAAGAGAGGTAGTAATATCGGTTACATAATTATCAGAATTTTTGTTTATATTAATGTTTATAGTTGCAGCTGCAACACCAGGTACAGTTACATCAAAAGGAATAGGAGAAGATTCAGAATTTGTCCAACATGGTTTTGAACGAAAAACTAATTTTGGTTGATTAACCGTAGTTCCTGGATCTAGGTCTAGATTTGGACTCATATAACGATCATCTGAAATAATAAGATCCTCAACGTAATATTTTACTCTATCCATTGCCGGAGGAATGTCCCTGTAAGAGTAAGCAATGTTTTCTATACCAGAATCATCAGATCCTTCTACGGAAGGTGGAAGATTATCAATATTTGTTATGACGGGAACTACATTATTAGTCTTCTTTGTGGCTTCTTTTACACGATTTACTACGGAATCTTTATCATTAATGAGTTTATTATAATATTCTTCACTCAAAAATGAAGAATTTGATAAAGATTTTTCAACAACTTCCGTAAATCTATCCTTTACAGAGTCAATTGTATTGTAACCTTGAGGTTTTTCCGCATTTTTTGCACTTTGAAATTTTAAAATACACTCATCATTGATTGCATCGACGATTGATACTGATGCCTCATCGAGAATATCAAGTTCCTGAAATGGATCGTAAGACTTAAAGTAATCTAGTTGAATAGAATCTCTACAAACATCATCATAAGTTGATGCAGCTTTCTTAGAACCTATATTAGATATTACATATGAATTAATTTTTTGATATAAAGTAATAATATTCTTATCTTGATTATAAAGTTCCAGAAAATAATAAAACTTATCTCTAGATATTGGTGCTAATGTCAAAGCTAAGTATATGGCACTAATTTTATATGCAGTTTCATTCTTAGGAGAGAACATTAGATACTCATTAGTATCTTTAGTGTCATTATTCCATGCAATAGTACCTAATATGAATTCACCATTTGCATCAGAATCTACCTCAGGAGTACATTTATTATTTGATGTATAAAATATTGGTGTATATTTGATTTCTTTTCTATCTTTACTATTATAAACTCCGACAATTGCAGAACGATTTACAATTCCCTTACCCGCTCTTACAATAATAGAGATATCATTTGATGTATATTCAGTATCTACAGAAAAATTAGATCCACTGCCATTAAGTGTTGCATAACATAGTGTATGAACACTTACTCGATTGACTGCTGCATCAGCAAATTTTATAATTTTTACTTTACTATCACTAACTGGTTTGTTGATGTAAATAATTCGATTTGTGTTATCAACTCCAGTAATGTATGTACCATCACTAATACCATCACCAAAAACTTCCATTCCCGATACTAGATCATTAGTTGCATTTAAATGTAACCAACCTTTAGTACGATTAAAATCTGCATTTGTGCCACCAGTTGTAGAAATAAATTTTGATTCAGTAACTCTAGTTTCTTCAATTCCTTGTTTAGACTTACTTGATACTGATCTTTTTAAAGCTACGTCAACAACATAATTAATAATATTTGTAATTTGATGTCCATTAATTGTATCACCAATACTTAATAACTTAGTTGTAGAACCAGTATTAGAAGTACTCGAAGGATTTGTATAACCAAATTTTATATTCCAATCACGTATGAATGTATTTGTACCATCACTACTCACAAACCACACCAGAAAAGTTGTAGGATTGACTAATTTTATTTTAGAAACACTTATATCTTTTCGTATACCTGATGCTGTTTTACCACCAGTGACAGTAATATTCAGATCATTTTGTGATGCTAAGTTCACACCTGTGATTGTAACCAAATAATGTTTTCTTGATAACGAATTGTCTTTACCACCAAGATCTGCAACTGATTGTGGAGTAACTGTTACACTAGAATTTGATGATGTTAAACTATTTGTTACATTTGCAGGATCATCAAATACATGTTGAATATCAGAATTCTTATTTGTACTTGAAGTTGTTACATTTTCTGGTTGATAATTGAAGAAAATTGAATTATCATCTGTACCACCCTGATAAATTATTGGACTGCCAATTTTAGATTCAAGAAAATTTGCATCATTTGACACGTTAGCTGGTGGAGTTCCTGTAATTGAAAGATTTCCTTTTGAATCGAATGATGCATTACCAGAGGTTACATTAATAACAACTTTAGCATTTATATCACTACCAGCACCATCGTAAAAATTAATTCTAGTTCCGCTACTAACAACATCAAATCCACCTTGATTGTCAATAACGTCCATTGCATAATCACCTACTGGTAAGGTAACTGTCTGACTTGAACTACCCTTCTCTCCAGTTTGTTGGAATGTAACACCACTTCCATTCCAAGTTAATGTATTAACTGCAACACCAGCAGTGTTTGGATTATCATCCCATTCAAAATCAAATTTAATTGTTGATTCTACATTATTTGGTACTCCTGCATCACCAACAATTTTACCAGTCGTTGCATCAATATTTAACTTACGATAAACCCAATCACCATCACTATCAGTATCAACCCAATAAATTTCACTTTGAGTCTTGTCTAATGTAAAACTTGTATTAAATGTATTTGATGCCGCAAATGGAGTATATGTTGTGGAAGTTGATCCACCATTTGGAGCTGCACAACCGCATGTTTTTGTTTCTTCTATAAACCCACCAACTGTTCTTGGTTTTAATGTATGACTTGTAGGCCAGTTATAAACATGTTGAAAATATTCTTCATCATAGGTAATGAATGGTCTAATTTCTTTTTCATACCTAGGTATTCTAGATTTGCTTTTACTTTCACCTTCAGTATCTTGATCGTAAAAGTATTCACTACTTAAAATATTACTTAACTGAGTTGATGTATCTCCATCAACATAATCATCAATGTCATTAACATAATTGTAACGCATGTATAAAGGTTCACGCTCATGAAATGTTGCGTTCTTTATATCATTGCCGTATGAGTCTGTGCCAGAAAAAGAGCTTTGTGTACCATTACCAACTTCAAATTGATTATATCGTACAATCGACATGGTTGTCGTAGTGCCAGGTGCTGTTTCACTTTCACAATCTGTCCCATCTTGAGATGTAAATGATAACGTTCGAGTCTTAAATGACTCTGTTGGTTTTGCATTATTAATTTTTGTCTTGTCTTGTTTCGCCATGATTCAATCGAAATTCGCGTGCTGAACTATTCGCCTATCTTATGTAGGCGAAGGCCCGGAATGCCATTGTAGTCATGATACTCCCATTCTAATACGTCTCCTTCTCCCCATTGAAGTTCATCGATGAGTGATGGAGGGATTGTTATGAAGTAATCTTCAGTATCTGAGTCATACTGAACTTCTGTACTGTATTCATTGATATTCATTTGATTGGTATTACAATTCTTCAGTATATATCAGAGTTATTCCCAATCTTGCAATGTTGGGTGATATTTCAGATACTCCCAAAATGTCATCTTGAGTTCCCTCTGAGTCATCCCACAATGTCTTGCAGCTTCTGGGAGATTCATTGTTGCATGATATAACCCTTCATGTGCTTCACGAACATTCTCTGGAGTGGTCTTCTTGGGAACTTCTACGAGTTCTTTTTTATTTACTTGAAGTAGACTCATAGGGGATTTTTGGCTGGGAAAATTTTTTTAATTCAGAGTGTTATCGAGAGGTCGAATCTGGTCCGTTATAGATTAGGGTAGTTAGGGGTTTTCGCCCCCATACCATAGGGGCCAGTGCCCCGTTAGCATCTTGTTAGCACATCACATGGCCTTAGAGCACTTGTTGCCAGACTTGACCGAAGCAGCACCAGGGACACTGCCGTGCTGGAAGGCACCTTTAGGTGCGGCGTTTGCCCAACCACGTTTGCCGGTGAGTGCCTTGACGCCACGACGTGAGGGGCGGAGCACTGTAACCTTAACTTTCTTGCCGTCTGCCTGTAGGGCGGTGGCAATGTCGAGCAGGTTCTGAGTGGCGGATGTCATGTGAGTTTGTTTGTATGTGGCTATTGTACAGGGTCAGCGGTCAGGTGTCAACCTCAGACCAGCAACTCAAGAGCAGGCGTAGCAGCATCGATTGTCTCGTCGGCATAGACTCTCACCCAACGGATCGGATCACCAGCAGTCAAACGCCAGATCATCATGTCGCCATCCTCTCCCCCTGCCCTCCACTGTCGGCAGATCTCGTAAGCGTGTGAGATGTTGATGGCGTAGTCAGCACCTGCCTCATCGAAGCATCCCCAGGCGTTAGGTTGGACAGCGAAGGTTGGCAGAGTCATGTGGGTTTGTTTCGTATGTGGCTATTGTAGGCCATAGCCCCTCCCTTAGGAAGGGCCGTTGTGACAGTTTAGAAATCGATCTCGTCTGATCGTCCATAAGCAGCAAGTCCTGTAGTCTGGTCTGGCATAGCACCTAGTTGTTGCAGCATGCTGAGGTCCTCCAAACGTGTCAGCAGTTCGCTGGTGTTGGTGGCGTCACGAAGCAGGGCGATGAGTTGTTCTTTGTTCATGGTGTTGTGTGAGTGAGTGGGTGGATGAGTAAGGATTAGAAATTATCGTCATAATCGTTCTCTCTGATGTCATCTTCGGAGAGTTTGGTGGGTTCATCGTCCCATCGTGGTTCCTCTTGTAGGAACACATCTGCACAGTCTAAGTATGCAATCTCGTTGAATTCGTCGTTCATGATTTCTAAGAGTTGTTTGTCTGTTTGGAGAGCGATTGTACAGGGGTCAGTATACATCATGCAAGACGCATACCAGAACGAAACTCAGTAGTGAAAAACTCTGTACCGTTCCACAATCTGATGAACCACTCAAAGTTTTTCTGGAATACACCCTCTCCAGTGACACCGTGTTCTGACAGAATTGCATTCAAACGTGATTTAGTGGTGTTTGACTGATAACCCCCATCATACAGTTTGATCGAATCATCGGTGATTTCTGCAATCAGATTGTTGTGAAGATAGACAGAGGAGACACCCTCAACGGTCTCAACGCGAGTGTTTGCAGTTCTCCAGTCTGTACCCTCTGAAATTGCGTTGTTCATCTGGGTTTCGATCTTACGCATGGTTGGTCTCCGTTTGGTTGATGTAGCTACAATACACGATTTTGAGGTCAGTGACGAAACCGTGTGACACTAGTCTGACTGTCACAGACCGTTCAGGTAGTCTGCGAGTTCCTCATCATACTGTTCTTTGGTCTCAAAGGTCCTCCCATGGATGACACAAGGAAACGTCTTCTCAAGACCTGCAGACGCGACCATCTCGCAGTCTTGACGATCGTAACCCATCTCAACGAGTTGGTTGACGTAGGGGTTGTTTGATTTCATGAGAACAATTCAGTGATTTTTGATTGGACAGAATAAGACAATTCGGTCTCAGTCTCTCCATGATCTTGATAGTCGGCCATCGCATCATAGATCGCATTCCACTCATCTTCAGTGAAAAACTCTTTGATG